TCTCTAAAGATTGTGGCATGAAGGATGGTTTATGTTGTCGATGTAAGTCATGTAAAAAAGCACGTTATGGTTCAAAATTAGTTGAATGGCGAAGAGACATAAGAGATGAAGCCATCAGAGCTAAAGATGGTATAAGTAAGCGTTATATCCAAGATCGCATATCAAACTATAAAAGTAGAGCAAAATCAAAGGGATATGCCTTTGATCTGGATACAGACTATTTGCTTGAATTGTGGAAAAAACAAGAAGGCAAGTGCGCTTATACGGCTCGCCCAATGAGAATAGTTAATTTGAAGTATGATTTTTGGAGTCCATCCCTCGATAGACTAGATCCCTTAAAAGGATACACAAAGGGCAATGTAGCTTGGACACTTCATGGAGTTAATTGTTTTAAACAAGAGTTAACATTAGAAGAGTTCTTGCAATTTGTTAACTCTATTGTTTGGCCAAAGGATCCTAATGAAATTAGATAATCTCTCTAAGTTATTTAGCACTAATGTTAGAATAAATAGTACAGGTGCCATGGACAAAAACTCCGTATGGCCCGCGAACACAGAAGTTGTCATCACCAGAGTTCCTATTCGCAAGCGCGATGGATGGGATCCAAACACATTCGTTGAGTTTGCAAAGAAACTCAAACATCACATGGTGCCTAACGGCATAGTGTTTCTTATCTGCTATGCTCCTACTGAAGCTAAGTGGAGACCCTTTGAGGTCGCTAAGACAATGGTTGATGCGGGCTTTACGCATATAGACAATATAGTAATCAAGAAGACCTGGTTCCCAGGCAAGCGCTCAGAGACTAACTTAGTAAACTCCCATGAGTATGTTCTTCACTTCTGCAACGGGAATGTCTGGAAATTAGATCGCCTTCCCATTAGGCAGTACCAGAAGATCCACGATGAGGTCTCTTGTCCGGGCAATACCTGGGAAGTTGAGACAGGGTCTTTAGATGAGAGCTATCCGGTAGATCTTGCAGAGCTGCTGATTCGCATGACGAACTGTCTACCGGGATCAGTTGTATTCGATCCTTACTGCGGGGGAACTGGATCACTTAAAGCTTCACTCAAACTAGGTCATAGCTTCTTTGGGTTTGAAACCGATCCCAAGCAGATGAAGAAATATGAGAAATTAGTTGAAGAGTTTAACGCTGAGCAAACAGCAGCACGAAGTAAAACAAAGAAACGTGCAAAGAAGAAAGAGGAAGATTTTTAATGCTATACGAGAAGTCTAAAGCCAAAAGTATTACCCATGATCGCAACAAGATCAAGCAGATAGTCACAACTACAATGGAATCTATGGGTGCCATAGTTGGAGCTACACTAGGACCTGGAGGTCGTACTGTAATTATTGAGCGCGACATGTTGTCTCCTCTAGTTACTAAAGACGGAGTTACCGTAGCTAAGTCTATTGGTGTTGATAATGCTGAGGCAAATCTCATCATTGAAGCTGCAAAGGAAATCTGTCTCAAGACAGCTAAAGAGGCTGGCGACGGAACAACTACAGCTATCGTTCTTGCTAACTTCATCACAAGGTACGGTCTTGATTTTCTAGACAATCGTCCCAAATACAATCCCCAACGTATGGTGAACGAGCTGCAGGATCTATATGATTCTGTTGTATTGCCATTCCTGCGAGATAATGCTCTTCCTATAAAAGGAAGAGATGCGCTCATCAATGTAGCTAAGATCTCAGCTAATGGTGACTTAAAGATTGCTGAGGCTGCAGTTGATGCTGTTCTAGCCGCAGGAGAAGACGGTCACGTCTTGATCCAAGAGACCGATGGTCCTCAGATTAGACTTGAAACAATCGATGGCTTTATTGTAACTACAGGACTTAAAGATCTTGGTCAGATTGGACCGGCCTTCGTAAACGATCGCTCGAACCAGCAGGTCAAGATGGACAAGGGTCTTATATTTTTGTATGATGGAACGCTCAACGATCTCAAAGTTCCTGGTGCAATTCAGCAAGCTGTTGAAGGTACTGAATTTTATGGCAGACCTATTGTTGTCTTTGCTCATGAGTTTGCTGATGTTGTTCTACAAGCTTTTGCTAAGACAACTAAAGGCGGATATACAGTTGTACCTATGAAGACTCCAGCTGGGGGCTTTGCCAACTCTCGTTCAGCTTTCCTGCATGATATGTGTGCTTATGCTGGTGGTAGAGTTTATGACCCAGGCACTATAGATCAGTTCATTACTGAAGACGAAGAAGAGGGATTTGGATTCTTCGAGAATGCTAAGGCCAATATGTTTGAGTCTGTGATTGTGTCTGAGGTTGATGAAGATCGACTAGATGAACGTATTGGTGAGATTAAGTCTATCTTAGAGATTGCTAAGAATGACCATGATCGCTTTCACATTAAGGCTGCACTAGGTCGTCTCACTGGTGGAATCTCTACTATTTGGGTTGGCGGTGGAACAGAGCTTGAAGCTCGTGAGAAGAAGGCCCGCGCAGAAGATGCCGTTGAGGCTGTTAAATCTGCTATCGCCGAGGGCGTTGTTCCTGGTGGTTGTTCAGTCCATCTAGTATTGTCAGATATGATTATGAGGCATCCAGATAGGAAAGAATCATGGGATATTATGGCGAAAGCTTTAATGGGCCCGTTCGATCTGCTCCTTACCAATTGTGGTGAAGATCCTGCAGAGATATATGGTATATTGCAGCCATTCATAGCGGGTCAGAACAAACCGTCGCAGACTATCTTTGATGCTGAGTCGCATAAGCTTGTTAACGCAAGTGAAGTTGGTATCATTGAGCCTGCTAAAGTATGTCGCGTAGCTTTAGGAAATGCTTTGTCGGTTGCATCCTTACTAATCACATTGGGTGGTATAGTTGTGGTTCCGCGCGACTCTAGTTTAGAAAATCAATTAGCCTTGAGTAAACAAGCATTTAAAGATATGTTTACTGGCGCAGGTGTAGGAGCTGAATAATGATTAACTTAAATCCACTGATAGCACTATCTCAGAATCAATATGTTAGATATGCTATAACTCTTTTTGTAGGTATCACGATTGGCGCACTTTTTTACCCAACTAAGAGAGTTGAAGAGCGCGTCAGTCAGAAATATGAACAACAGATCAAGACATTAAATGAGAGTCATTCTAAAGAGATGCAGGCTTCTCATGAACAACTTGATAAGGCAACTGCACAAAGCAAGAGTTATAAGAAGACAACTCAAGTTACTATTAATAAACTTACGACTCAAGTTCAAAGTTTGAAGAGCAGCAAGAAGACCAACTACTACAAGATCGTTCATCCTGATGGAACTGTAGAGGTTAGATCTAGTAGCGATTCTGAGAGTGATGCTGAGAATAAAGTTGTAACTCAAGTACAGCAAGAGTATCAGCAGAAGGTAGATGAAGTTGAGAAAAAGTGGTCTAAGATCCACCAGGATAGGGTTGCTGTGCTATCTAAAGAATACACATCTAAGGCTGAGAACTATGAGCGCATAATTTCTGAACTTAAGAAAGAGAAGATTACAGAGACCAACATGAAGAAATTCGGTGTTGAGGGTGGACTCCTTAGTGATAAGGATTACTATGTCCATGTTACTGGCGATCTTTGGGGACCAATATTTCTTGGGTTTCAAGGCGAGACCGGCCAACACGACAGCAAATTGGGATTGGGTCTTGGTATAAGATTCTAATGGTTAGAATGACGCTTACTGTTGACAATAGTGGATTGATTACTTCGTTCGGGGATGGTAGTGATAGCTGCTGCCGTAACTACACTTTCCTACTTCGTAATTTTATAAGATCTAGGATAGGTGAAGAACCATCAACAGCTACCTCTATGGTTGCTGATAGTCTTGAGACTAAACATGAACTTGAAGTAGAGTCTGGGATCTACGTTCGTAACCCAAATCCAGACTTCGTCACAAGACAGCCTAAGTGGTATAACAATCCAAAGACAACATCTAGAGATCAACTCACTGCAATGATCTGCTTCAATGCTATAACCTCGTATCATGGAAATAATAACTCTAGAAATGCTTTAGTTCGCTTTAACAAAGCATGTCTCAAGAGATTGAGCTTTGCACAGAATACACTTGCCAATGGTCCAGATGCAACTGGATGGAAACTTCCAGATCTTATTACACCTGACCTTTGGAGTATTAGTCTTCGTACTGTACGTGCTGCTGAGCCTATAGTTGCTGTGCTAGATATCTTTATGTTTTTATCTGTAGTTTTAAAACTATGGGGACCAACTAATGTAGATGGTTCACTCAAACTTAGATTCCCTGGACCCACAGATACAGACGACGACAACATCAATAGTATTCTTATGACAGCCCAGTATACGTACGATACTCCTTTTAGCTGGTTGGCAAGAAAGTTTTACAAGTGGTTTAGACAGCTAAATGTTGGCAATACTTATCTAGGTGAGAGCTCTCCTATCATGGGAGCTTTAGTTTCCTATCACACTGACATGGGAAGTGTTGAGCTTGCTGATATGGCAAGACCTATCGTAGCGAAGTACTAATGCCTAAGTATAACTTTACTTGTACTCAGTGTGGAACTAAGAAACACAAATATGTCTCTGTGACTACAGAGACAACTCCATGCAAAAAATGTAATGGTTCTATGGAACGCGACATGCCTAAGCTTTCCGGTAATGCACAGGTTACAGAGCTGATCGATCAGTATACTGGAGTAAGTCTAGATCAGAACCATGATAGCTTGATTAAGGATCGACATGATCAGTACTTCTGGGAAGTTGAAGTTCCTCGCTTAGTACAGAAGTACTCTGTTGAGACCTGTCTAGAGAATAAGTGGCTAATCTATGATGATAAGGGCGACTTAGTCATCAACAAGCCTCCATCAAAACGATAAGTATAATCCCTGCATGAGAATCAAAGAGATTGAAATTGAGAATATTCTCAGCATTGAGAAGCTTAAGCTTACTATTCAAGACAGTGGATTAGTGCTTGTTGAAGGATGGAACTATGATGACAATAGAGCCAACGGAGCAGGAAAAACAGCTATTTTTAACTGTCTGTCATTCGCTCTATATGATAAGCTTCCTAGAAAAATTACTGCATCGGAGATTCTTAGACGGGGTGCCAGGAATGGCTTCGTCAGAGTGGTGGTTCAATGCGGGCAAGATACTTGGACAGTTACCAGGTCTCGACCGAAGGGCGTGGTTTTCAGCAACGGTCTGGTGCAATCAGAACTTACCCAGGAAGAATGGGAAACCATATTAAGGTTAAATTACGATCAGTTCCTTATGTCCATGTACTGTTCTCAGTATACGGGAGCCACCACTGCTCCACGTTTTCTATTGACTCCAGACACGGATAAGAAGAAGTTCTTACTTCAGCTATTAGGACTTAATGTATTCTCAGATGCCAAGAAAGCCACAGATCTAAAGATCAAGGATTTTGAAACTTCTCTTGTAGAGTTTAAGACTAAGCGAGAAGTAGTTGAATCAAAGATAGACGTCTACTCGGAATCCTTAATAGATACTAATGTTTATGATCATCATATCAAGTTAGCACTTGTTGAACTACAAGAATTAAATGAAGAGATCAACGATCTTCGTAGTATAGATAAGCCAGATCTAAGCGCTCTAGCTAAAATAGAAAGTGATATCAATGTTAAGCAGATGGAGTTTGCTTCCGCTAAGACTAAGCGCACGATGCTTCATGGAAGTTATCGTGAGGTTGAGAGAGAGCTTCGTGATTATGATCCTAATATACAGTGCAGCGAATGTGGATCTACGAAAGACAGCGAAGAGGCAAGATTAGCTCATGCTAGCCATCAGGCATCTTTGAAGAGCAAGATTGCAAGCATTAAGACAGAGATCGATAACTGCGATCTTATCCTGGCTAAGGAAGAGTCTGTAAAGAATCTATCTGCTAAGCTAAGAGAGCGCAAGCAAAATGAGACCCGCTCTTACGAGAAGGCACATAACCGTATCTTAGAACTAAGAAACGCTGTAAACAATAAGACAAAAGACCTTAATGGACTACGTTTAAAACTTGAACAAGACTCTGAATTACATAGTAAAATCAAAGTACTTGTAACTACACGTGAACAGTATTTAGGCAGTGCCAAAGAAATTATTGCTGATTTAGAGCTGTATAAGACTATTGCAAGTCTCTATTCTCCCACTGGAGCGCAAGCTTATATCCTTGATTCTGTTATTGATTTCTTCAATGATGCCGTAGATAAGCACATCGAGCATCTTTGGCCGAATGCATCATATACGCTTACCTCTTATAAAGAGAATGTAAAGGGCGATATCACTGCCAAGTTCTCAGAGATTCTTACCATGAATGGAGTTGAGGTCTCTGTCGGATCTCTTTCTGGCGGCGAGCTAAGGGCTTTAAGTTTATGCGTCGATTTCAGTATCCTAGATATATTAGAAACCCAGTTTGGCATTGCTCTTAATCCAATCATACTGGACGAGCCATTCGAAGGGCTAGATCCTGCTGGACGTGAGATCGTTGTAGAGATTCTAGAGAAACTTGCCCAGAACAGGCAGATCATGGTGATAGACCATGCTACTGAGGCTAAGGCTATGTTTTCTCACATCATTCGAGTTGAGAAGCGAAGCG